CCTGTAGGCTGACCACTTGTACCTGAACCAGCTAAAGCACCTAAATCAATAGCAGTAGCTATAGATTGTGTTAGGTCATCTCTGATTAAATTCTCAACATCTAATGAAGATTGTTGTAATAATAATCTAGTAGCATCAGTGAAAGCACCAATTACTTTAGGAGACATAGTTACTGAACCTGAAGTGAATTCACTTTCAGCAGCAGCACTACCTTCAGTTGCAATCCAACCAGCAGAAGCAGCAGCTGTCTTTTTCGGTATGACAATATTCCCCTGGAGCCCACGCAGCATGGTCGCGCCTGCTTGCATAACACTTGAAGAGTTTCTTAATACGTCGATAAAATCTCCCGCTCTGTAATCTTCAGCTATAAGAGTTGAATCATCTCCTGTATTAATATCTCTTTGTTTCCAGTTTCTTAATACTTCAACAGGTAACATAATACCTTGAGCATCTTTACCGTACTGTCTAGAAGCTGCAGCAGAACATTCAAATTCAAATTCTGCATCTTGCTGAGCTCTTCTGTCAGATGGGTTAGCTAAAGCTCTAATTGCTTTTACTAAGCTAAACTGTCTAACTTCATTATTTGTCATACCAATTTCAGCAGTTTCTAGTGGTTTATCATTAGATATTTCATTTAATAATACACCTCTAAACTCTTCAACTGATATACCTTCTTGAATCGCCTTGTCAGCTAAATCTCTTTTGTTGTGTTTAACAGCTAAGTCTATAATTTCTTTAGAATTTCTTTTAAATTCAGCTTTAGCTTCTTCAACAGATTTTGATCTAACTTCGTCAAGGTTGATTTCATTTTTAACTTCTTCAGTCATAATAATTTCCTTGTTTAAAGTTTTAGAACGGCCAACGCCAACGAGTCTTGATTGATCAGCTGGAACTGATACAGAAGAAACTTCCATAGGAGTCCAATTAGCTTTATAATACGTTTCATCGTCTTTGTTATAACGTTCTAATTTGTTAATTTTATAGCCGACAGATATATTCATACGAATACCATCGACAACGTCTTGAAAAACCTCACGAGCTAAATCAGATCTTCCAAATCTGACTACAGCAACTGTCCGTTTTGCTGCCTCATCAAGTTTAAATTCTTCTATAACACCAATTTGCTTAGTCATATCATGATCAAGCAAAAGCGGAGCTCGTCCAGATGCGATAAATGTCATGTCTATATCATCTGAACTATGTCCTAGCACTTCCATGCCAAAACTTCTTTCAACAGGTTCTTCAGAAGAAACACCGATTCTTACTCTACGATTTTCCTCATCAATATATTCTGATCTAGATAAATCAATAGTTCTATACTTAATATGTAAATCAACTACATTTCTATCTTTCTCTTCATCATCATGATAAGGACGAGCAGATTCTTCTATTTCTACTTCATCACCTTCCACATCCTCATGTTTAGCAAATTCGACAATTACTTTATTATCAGTCTCGCTTACATTGAGGATATGTCTATCTTCTTTATTCATAGCATTCTCCTCTTTATTTATAGATAAAGGATGTTTTTCTGATTCTTGCGAATCAAAACTTGTTTGTCTTTCTTCTTCTTTTTTCATTTTTTCCACCAATCTTTTTGACCAAGAATAACCTGCATCTCCTCCCCATAAGGCCCAAGCAATCCTACCATTAGAAGGGTAGCCATCTTCACCAGGACTAAAACCTTCAGCTTGTTTATCTACTTCATGTCTACTAAAAAAACTATACATTCTTTTAACTGTATCATCCGATAGATTTTCATTTGCTACAATTTGTCTAGCTCTTGTAGCACCAACTCTTGTACCGCCTCTTCCAAACTCTTCACGCCAATCTAAGCCTTTCTGTGCTTCTGTTTTCATTCCATCATTTGGTCTAGGCATCGTCATCACCACCTTGTATATCAGGTTCTACTGGTAACTTAACACCAAAAGGTTGGAAAGCTGTTTTAATTCCATATTGTTCTGCAAGTTTTTGTTCTCTTTCATGTTGTTCGAATAATTCTTCAACATCTCTACCGTAGTTAGCTTGTACATCTTGATATGTAACTAAACCAGATTGCATACCACTAATTGATGCACTCATTTCTTTTTGTGGGTCTACCCATTGAAATGATCTACCTATAAATATTGTATTATCTGCAAACTTTTCATATTTGCTCATAGGTAAAGGTATATTATTTGCAGGATTCATAACTATTGCACCTACAGATATTGACATTTCTAACCATTTTTCATATACTGGTTGCATAAAATGATCAATCACAAATTTTTGATATAGTTTGTACATTTCTCTATCTTCTAAAGCTCCAGCTCTTAATGAACTGTAATTCACTGAACTTAAATCGTTTGTTAAAGCGTGATAAGAAATATTTAAACCTGATGCAATACTTCTTAAAACGCTTGTTGTAAATGAAGAAAATGCTGTACTAGGATGATCTGGATCAAAAGATTTAAAATCCATACCTGCAGGCAATTGTTCAAACGAACCTGCTTGCGCTTCCATAATAGGAGTATATACGTCTACTAAATCATCACCTACATATCCATCACCATCTGGTGAAGTGAAGAATCCCATTTTTGATGCTGATACACGAGCAGCTGTAATTTCTGCTTCTAAATAACCATTAAGCATTTTTATGTTTGGCATGGCTGCAGCTGTAAAAGGAACACCTCTATTTTGTTCAGCTCTTGTAGGTAGATATGCATGTATTATTTCACTTGCTGGCACTCTTATATGTTCTTTAGGTGACATATATGTATTATCATAAGGGTGATTTTTAAATAGCCAATAAGCAATAGGTTTATCGTTTTTATCAACTTCAACACCCATTTTAATTCTATTTTTTGTTTTAGGATTTACTTCGTTTTTAGTTTCATCTAAATGATCAGCTTCTAAAAATTGTATTTTGTAACCGTATTTAGAATCTCTAGTTTGTACATGTCTTACTAAAACTTCGCCATCTCGTGCTAGTGATTCAACAAATAACTTTTGACAATCAATAAAAGATTGTCTACCATTTAATGTACAGTTACCCATTCTTGACCATTTAGCAAATTCTGTTTCAATAACTTTATTACCAATAATATCTAATGAACCGTCTGTATTTCTTGCTTTTACACCCAATCGTATTCCATTTGATCCAATAATATTAGAAATCATAAGATTAAGATATCTAGCAACAAAAGAATCATTTCTTGCAAGATCTCTACTTCTTTCTCTTAAGATTCTTAATTGATTTTTTATTTCAGCATCTGCTGATGTACTAGATGCTCTAAAGTCTTCAAAGAGTCTACCTGTATTTGCTCCTGCATATTTTCTGTACATAGGAGTTTTACGTACTTTTTTATTACTTCTTCCTATTATTTTGTCATACCAAGCCATATTTAAAACCTAACTTTAATTGTATTACCGGAGTCTTTTCTATTTTTAATTCTTGCTTTTTTAACTTCTTTTAAATATTCAGCTTTATACCTATCTCTAAACTGTAATAATTCATCAATAGTTAATCTTGACAAAGATCTACCAGCAATACTCATTGAACTTTGATCCATTGTCGCTCTATTTTCTATTACAGCTTCAATCGCATCTAAAACTTTTTTAGCATGTGATCTAACAGAAGAAGTAGTTGTTGCATAGTTTTCTTGAATTTCTGTAAAACCCTCTGTTAATTTAATTCTTGCAGAATCAGAAGATCTTGTAATATATGCAACCCAATTATATTCACCTGCTGTATATGATGTTGTATTACTTGTTTCAATAAGATATTCATCATTAGATTCTGTTGCAGTTAACGTAAAATTAGCTGCAGTTGAACCATCAACTAAGTTGAATTCATAAGATAAAGAATAAGATGCAGTTGGATAATCAGTGGATAAGTCTATTCTTTTCCAAGCCCAAAAATCTCCTAACTGTAACTCATTTGGTTCTGTTGTAGGATAGTTTGTACTATCAAATTTATTGGCCATAAATAAAAATTGCGTTTTTTTTATTTTAAAACTATTTTTTAGTTATTTATACAGCAATTCTTATTTTATTAACAACTTGATAAGATTAATTTTTTGTACTCTTTTTCATTAATATTAGCGTTATTTAATATTCTAAAATCACTTGGATGATAATTTAAATCATTAAATGATTGTACTAAATTTAAATCTAACATTTTTTTCTGTCTACCTTTAGGATGATCTATAATATTACAACTTGACCAAATATGATCCATATCAAGATGATCGTAGTCATTACCAGGTTTAATATAATTTTCAACCCATCTAATAAAATCACAACAAACATCTTCTGCATTATAAGGAAAAGAGTTTGTATCTTTATAAATACGATCCATAATTAAATCTAAATGTAATTCTTTTTTTATTTTTTTATCAGGTTCAGCTAAATAAGAAATACATTCAATAGCATTACTTCCATAATAAAAATAACTTTCTTTATTTATATATTTAGGAAACCAATCTGCAATATCTGCTAAAAAAGCTGCATATTGAAATTTATATTTAACCAAACCTTTATTATTATTCCAGTCAAACATAAAATTACCTAATTCTCTAAAATCTACATTATTTTTATTTTCTATAAAATTTGCAACATCTTCAGCTAATTTATCTGCATATTCACATAAAAAATAATCACCACCTCTTTTATATTCATATGTAGGTTTAGGAAATCTTGGAAATTGATAACCAACAGATGTATAAAATGTTCTTTTAGTTGTTTTAATTAATTGTTTTATATCTTGAATATCTCTACATTGATGCATATCAAATAATAAAGTATTGTGATATCCAGAAGGCTTTTGACCATAATTTATAGCAGATCCTGTTAATCTATGCAATAAAAAAATATATAACCAAGTTACAATATCATGTGATATACCATTCCAATTATTTACAATTTCTTGTCTTTGTTTTGTAGCAGTATTATTTTGTATTTTTTTAATATAAGGATGTTCTTGTGTTTTCTGATAAAATATATCATTAACAATTTGACTAAAACCAGCATATTTTCTTTCTACAACATCATATAATTCAACGTGTTCCATTAAATCATCACCAATATTTGAATCAATATGTTTTACATCACCAAGATTACAAAGTTCTTGTTGTGTTTTAGCTAATTCATAATATCTTAAGAATTCATCATAATATTTAGTAAGTTTCATTCCAATTCCTATAACTATTAATTGATTTATATAAATTTTTATTTATTAATTTTGGTTCTGCTCCTACATTCCAAAATAAAATATCTTCATTTGTATTTTTAGGGATATACTTCCAGACTTTACCATCGTATGTAGGTACAGTAGGGAATGGAGGAAGATTATCATCTTTTTCTTGTTTTTGAAATACTAAAGGTTCAGAAACAACATTTGATCTACCAAGCTCTCCATCTTTAAGATTTCTTGATACAGCAACACTTATAAATTCAGTTTTCGGCCATGCAATTTGTAAAGCTCTTGATAAAACACCTGTTGATATAGCAATATAACATTTTTTTGGTGCTTTTATTTTTAAAGCAGTTTTAATTATACCAGCTGTTACTAATTCATGTTTTAAACCTAAAGGAATAAAATATGCATTATTATCTTTTGCCCATCGTTGTGCTATTTTATTTAAATTTGGCATTGCTGCAATTCTATGAAAAATAGGTTGTGCACCTCGTTCAATACAACAAGCTTGATGATCTGATATTTTTTTACTAGAAGGCATAAATAATACAACTTTTTTGTTATATTTTTCAGCTACATCTAATAAACTCACACCTGCTAAACCTACACGTGGTTGTACATATACTAACGTATCATTTTCTATATTACTTATTAAAGCACTTGCACCGCGTACTTTAGTACCTGTAATTAAATCTTCACGTACTACTCTAACTCCTTCATGATTTTTTATAATTGGTTTTTTATAAGGATCTTTCCAATTTTTAACTAAATTTAAATAATATGTTTGACTATAATTATAATTATCTAATATAAGATCTTTATTAATACCATCTAATATATGATTATTATGACTCATAAAACAAAATTATTTCCAATTATATTTTTCATATCAATATTTTTTCTTTTAACTTGTCTGTAACCTTTTTTTAAATTTATATATTTATTAAAAAAGCAAACCTTATCTTCGTTATTCAACCAATTATGCCTTTTAAATATATTTTTTGTTTCACTTTGTAAATAACCCATCATAGAAAACCAATCACCTATTAAATTATTTCTATCTGGTATTAAATTACCATTTTCTAATCTAGCAGTTATTTTTATACCATGTCTTATTTGTGGATATTGAAATATATATGCTAATCCTTCATAATGCCCAGGGCCTCCTGTTACTTGAGATTCAGGATCAACTATATCAGGATACGACATAGCAAAATATCTACAAGCATTTTTAGCAATATAACCCCATCTTATATATCCTTTTTTTTTATAATTTTCATCTAATATTCTTGTAAGTTCCATAATTGTATACTTTCTTTTTTTATATCTTTTATAAATTCTTTTTGCTAAGTTATCAGTATTTAATTGACATTCAATAAAAGCTTCTTTCATTTTCATGTTTCTTGGTAAATATAGTTCATATAAATCACTTCTACAAAACACATTATTAGTTTTAAAATAATCATTACCATATTTCATAAAATTAATAAAAGTTTGATAATGTTCATTTGAAAATGAAAATACTAAACATGTTTCTAATATTTTTTTTATATTTTCAATAGAATGAATATCATATTTTTTTCTTATTTCATAACAAAATGGATGTTCATCCCAATGTAATCTATGTGAAAATAAATGAGGATTATTTGCAATATATACATCTTTTCTTGTATCATAGTTTTCTAAAAATAAAATATATTGTTCAATATTATTTTTAACTGTATTAGTAATACTATACATTTATACCCCAGTTATTTCTTCTATAATTTACAGGAGCAATATGAACACTACTATTTAATTCCATTTTAGTTTTTGCATATTCTTCAGGATCCATAAAATACCAACTCATCGGAGGAGTAACTACATTATCATGATTATCTTTTAATAACTTAATAATAAAAGCAGTAATATTTTGTCTTTCTTGAATAGAACCATAAAAAGGTTGTCCTTTATAATAACCTGTTTTAGGAATTCTACGATCTTCATATTCTACTGGTACTGGTACAGCTATTTCAACAGGTATATTAGTTATATATTGTAATTCTTTGCATTTTTCTATATAAGGTAAAAGTAATCCTGTAACATCAATATTTTTTCTTAATATATGGTGACGAACATCAATAGATCCAAAACACATAGTAATTCTTTTAACTTTATCTAAATCTATATCATTTAAATAATTGATAAAAGGAATACCTAGTTGTCCATATAATGTTTTACCATCCATTTTTAAAATTAAATCTTTTTTCTTTGAAAATGCAATAGAATGACTATCTCCTATTGTTACTCCTTCATAATCTATATCATTTATATTTATTTTATTTATAGATCTACATAATCTCGATACCTCATGACACCAATCTAAATTAATTTTATTAAATGTAGATTTAGCATGCAATCTTTGTAAAAACATTGCACCATAGTCTGGCATTTCATGATCTAAAGAAATTATATTTTTACAAGCTATTAAATTGTTAAATTTATTATAAATATCTTCACTTAAACCACCAAATAAATTTAATGATCCTGTAAAATTAACACCATGATCAATATATATAATATCGTATGTTTTTATATTATTTGAACATTTATGATCAATATCTGCATTTAATAATTCTGACCATTGATTCGCCCAACCAAAACTATGTGATTTTACATTAACTGGAATATTAGCTAATGGATTTGTGATACACTTCTTCATATTTAACTCCCGATTTTTTAAAAATATTTTTTGTATAATTAAAACTTTCTTGCCATCTTTTAGATTTATCTTGGTTACAAGAAGCAAAAACTTCTTTTATTCCAACTTGTACAATACCTTTTGCGCATTCATGGCATACTCCTAAACCATAAACAAACAGTTTTGCACCTTCTAATGATATACTATTTAACGTTGCATGGTAAATACAATTCATTTCAGCATGTACTATATATTTATATTTTATTTCTCTACTTTCATATAAATCTTTGTGGTCATCAAAATATCTTGGAAATCCATTATATCCTTGAGATAATACTTGACCTTTATTACCTATTGCTACACAACCAATTTGTGTAGATGGATCTTTACTCCATGTAGATATTTCTTGTGCAAGATTTAAATATCTATCTTTCCAAATATTTGAAATGTCTTTCATAAATATGTAAGTTTTGTACTTGCCAATAAATTAAACCTGAATCATAACCTAAATCATTGCTTAGTTTATCTAATACATGTTTATGCCAAGCATAATCATTTTTATAACCATAAACAGCATCGTTAGACCTCATCTGCACCACACAATCAACTTGCGAGGATAAGGAGTTAATATAAAAGCTAACTGCGTTAGTGCAGATAAAATCGTTCTTGCCGTTATCTTGATATTCTTCCCATATACTAGGTCTTGTATAAACCATAGTTGCTCTTCTTGAATTACTATTACGTTGTAATTCTTCTTTCGCGTTATTATATTGATTAAAATATAATGGTGAGTTTATCAATCTTCCGTAATTTGAATTAATTTCTCCATTCTTATCTGATGTATATTGCCATGCAGTAGGAGTTGGATCATAATCTATATCATGTATATTAGTTGATCCTAATTTATACCAGTTTATTTCTGCATTAATGTATTCTTGATTAACTTTACCAAATATTGTAGGTTCATCAGCTATAAAACTAGCTCCTAATATCTGTATTGTTTTGCAACATGTTTTATCAGTAATAAATTGCTCTTTATCATACATTGTTTGTAATGTATTACGTATATCTAATACATTCATTTTTTATACCTATCATCTAATTCTGGATGTTCTATACAATGAATCATTAAAATAATTAATTGCGTTGCAGCATGGGATAAATGAGATTTACCTGATTCTTGATCAAGATCTTTTCCTGAAAGCCATGCGTTTAGATGTCTTTGTATAGAAGAGTATGTACGTAATTTACTTGTTTTATAACCATCGTCTCGCCAATTATTTGTACCATATTTTTCAGCACCAAAACCAAATACGTCTGCAATTTCTAATAATGCCTCAGGTGGAATTAAAGCCAATGGAGCTTTCCCCTCATCAAATTTCATAATTTACTCCTTATCTAAAAAATCTAATTTACCTATATTATCAAAATGTTGTGGTGCTTGCCAATCTTTTGGTTTAACGAGATCAGGTAATCCTAATGGATTTGGTCTTGTATCTTTTACACCAATCTCTTTTTGCATATTTGCATAATGTACACGTTTCCATGCTTTTTTAATATCTACATTAAAAGCATCTAATGAACCTAAAGCAATAACAATAATATCTATAAAAGCATCTACTACTTCATCTGATTCATGATTATCAATTGCTGTAAATAATTCGTTTAACTCTTCTTGTATAAAATTAGCTCTAAACTGCAAGTAAGACATTTTCTTTTTATCACTTGCTTTATTAATAAACCGATAAATTTGATAATATCGGTTTAATTGTTTAATGTCACCTATCATTATGCAACTTCTTTAAAGTCTTTAGCTGTTAATCTACCTGTTAAATACTGAATTGCAATACTTGCCTCTTTTCTATTAAATCCCTGTTGCACAATTAAGGTTTTTTGTATATCTGTTAATATAACAACTTCTACATCAGTACCATAATCAAGTGCTTCTTCAAGATTTTTATCTAACATTTTAATAACTTGTTGAACAGCTTCTGATATATTTTCTATTTTATTTAATAATTTATTTCTTTCTTGTTGATTCATAATTAACTCCTTAAATTATGTTGTTTGTTTATAGTTCTATTCTACCAAAATAATATACATTTGTATACACTTTTATATGATTTATTTCCAACTATTTATCCAACCAGTTTGTCTTGGTCTTCTTTTAACAACATCTTTACCATGTTCTTTTTGTGTTGATTTATTTTGTTTAATTAATGCTTCAATACGATCATAATTAGGTTGCAATATATATACTGCTGCAAATGCATAAACTAAGGTATCTAATGCCTCATTGTTTCTTGTCTTCTTAACCCATTGAAACTTTTTAGCACCTTTAACATATTTAACAACTCTTTTTTCTGATGTTAACTGTTTAAAGTATTCTTCATCTACTGTAGCAGGAAAATGTATTGTTGCATTTTCTGCTTTTATTCTTGAGTAAATAACTTCTTTAGCTGTATCTGATCCTACAGGATATAAAACATGCCTTGATCGACCTACAAAAGAAGGTCTACCTGCAATAGGTTTTTGTGTTTGTGAAGAACCTTTAATTGCAAATATTTTTCTATGTACTCTTTTTGAAGTATAAGCATAAACTTGTTGTGTATGATGACCACCTGAGTCGATACATGTTGAAACTATTTTTAAAACTTTATCATCTTCTCTTGTAAATGAATTTAATAAGTATTGATCTAAGTCTCGCCAAACATGTGTAGAAGAAGGATCACCAAATATAACTTTGTAATCAATAACCCAACATTCATTATTATGGGACCAACCTACAACTTGAGCTTCTAAACGGTCTCCTTGTACGTCAACACCACAAGTTAATAACAATACTTGATTAGGAATTGTTTCATGATCATATGTTTCACGTTTGTCTAATAGTCCACCATATTCAATACTTTCACCTGGATCATCAAATGTTCTACCTAAAGCCGTATTGACCCATGTTTTAAGCATTTCAGGTTGATTCTTAACGTTATAAAAATCTACAGCCATATCTACCCATGTTCTCCATGGGCTATAAAGTTCAGATATATGAAAACCTGCTACTTTTTTAGTTTCATTTTCTGCAATCCACTGTCCATTTTGTAACATCCACATTTTTTTAGATTCAGGTATTACTGTTTCACAATGTTTACATGTATATTGTGCAGTTTCAGGTTTAGATTTTTCCCAATGTATTTGTTCCCATTGTAAAACTTGTAATGTAGCACAATGTGGACAAGGTACATGATAATAACGTTTATCTGATTCTTCAAAAGCTATTTCTATACGTGACAATCCTTTAATTGTAGGAGTCGATGTAATAAACACCTTTCTATTCCAGAAAGTAGTTGTACGTTTTATAGCTAGATTAATCGGATCACCTTCTGAGCCTGCAGATGTTTCATATCTATCAACCTCATCGCATAAAAGTATTCGTATTGGTCTAGAAGCTAATCCTGCAGGTGAATTTGAACCTACAATGTTAATATTACCTCCAGGAAACTTTTTAGAAAGTACAGTATTACCAGAATCTCTACTTTTTGGATCTTTTACTTTAGTTCTTAGTCTTTCTGAATCACGAATCATATTAGCTAAACGATCTTTTGACCATGCTTGAGCCATGGCTAAAGTCGGTTGTAAAACTAATGTAGGAGATGGGTCTTGATCTATAAAATACCCTACTATGTTATTTAATATTTCAGTGGCTCCAACCTGTGCAGATTTCATAAAAACAATTGTATTAATTCTATGATCATTAGCAGCATCCATAATTTCTTTTTGATAAGGTGCTCTGTCTGTTCTCCATTGTCCTGCTTCTGATGAAGATTCAGCGGATAATACACGATATCTATCTGACCACTCAGAAACTGTTAAATTAGGTGGTGGATTCCATATCTTCTTTGTCGACAAGAGTACTTTCTCTATATTCTTGCGGTATTGGGTCATTTGCTAGTTCCTCTAGTGCTTCATATATTGCTTGTTTAATGATTTTTTCAACTTCTGCAAAGTCTTCTGATGCTAATACTAAATGTGCAACCTTATTTGGTATTGTTAATAGCTTTCCTCTGCAATTTGATGTGTAATTGATCCAAGTTTCTTCAACTTGATCAGTAGGAATAAGTTTTCCTTCTAAAACAGCTACATCTAGCTGTGCTTTATCAGCTTGTGCCTTAGTTAGACGTGTTTTTTCCTCAGTTATATCACCTGTTCCATCTTTTGATGAATATCTGCCTTGTTTTTGTAAAAAAGCTATGTAAGATCTTCGACAATGGTCTAAATCTAATGGATTTGCACCTAATTTAGCCTGAAAAACATCATTATTAATCAATTTTCCAACATTTTGGACTGTCATAAACAGATGTTCTGCTACTTCTTTTCTAGTTGCCATTGCTTAATATTAAACTGGATATATGGGACCTACGTCTAAAAATACGCGGTGG